CCCAGTTAATGCTCCTGTTACCTGTGCGCCAAGGATACCTGAACCGGCAATCTTTGGATCGATAACTTTACTTGCAAGACCCGTAACTGCGGCCCTTGGTAGCCCAGCGACCTTCGATGTCAGTTCTCCAGCTTTACCAACTCCACCGGCAATCTTTGAACCGACAAATGCCGACCTTTTAATCGCTTTCCTCGTTCCCGATGCGGCAAGTTTAGCTGGTATCGATGCGACTTCGGATGCCTTGTCTAGTCCCTTGGCTACCTTTTCCGCACCTCGGCTTGTCTTTGCCATCGCTTTAGATAACTGCACAAGCCTAGGAGACCGAGCGGCGAATGCTCCCGCCTTTGCCCCTGTTGCGACTGCCTTTGCTCCGAGAGATCCGCCTTTAGCGATTACTCCCGCACCTGGTACAAGTAAAGTCGGATCGACAAAGTTTGCCCCAAAGCTGACAAAGTCCCTACCCTCTTCATCGTAGGTTTCGAGCATGGCCGGACGGACTTCTTGATTATAAAGAAAGTTATCCCTATATCTTTGGTACTCTCTTTGCATCTCGTTTTCATCCGAGTAAAAGTTATCCATCGCCGCCCCGCCTAAAGTTTCTGCGAATCTACCGAAGTCATTTATTCCGACCTGGAATACTCCGCCTACTTCACTGGCTCCCACATCGCCGGAGAAAAGTTCACTTATTGCTTTCGATCCTTCTTCTGCCAATGCACCCGCACCGGTCATAAAGGATTCTGTGAAAGCGGCGGTCTTATCACCTAATGATCGACTATCCTCGACCTTCCTTCTTTCAACATATTCGGAGAATGATTCGGGGGTGGATGCTAGTTGCTCGTCTAATGCTCGAAGTTCTTGGACTTTCTGTTCATAGGTCAATGGCATACCATCATCCTCGGGAAGTCCGAGTTGAGCATTAAGAGATTGTAACTCGGCTAATTGTTCCGCTTGGGTTGCCATATTAAAGCCTATTATTGAGAACCATAGTTCGGGACATTTGGATTATCCAAAGTCTGTTGCATCATAGTCCTTTGCTCCAATAGTTTCCTCTTAGCTTGGATGGCATTGTCTAATTCTCCGGGGTTAAAAGTATTAACATTCGGTTGGGAATTACTCCCATCAAAGGCATCCCTTTCAATGCTTTCTATCGATACTGGTGCAAATTGATACCCTTTAAGAGTTCCTTTTTCATTAAAGTATCTCGCTTGGTCTTGCTTCTGTTGCATCGCACCCTCAATAGATTTAATTAGCCTGTCTACACGCTTTTTATTTTCCTTTTCATCGAGCCTCGGGTTGTATGCCCTGCTAATTAAACGCTGTCCCTCTTTTTCAGTAAACTGAGCGCCGAGAACTAGTCGAAGGTTTCTTTGCACAACTTCTTCAACTGCTTCTTTAACTTCAGATGCCTTTGGGTTAAAAATGTCATTAAATGAGTCAGGCATTAATCCAATCATTGCACCCGTTAGATTTTCTGGTTCTATTGCTTTTCCGTCTGCATCTTTTGCTGTTCCGCCCAATCTAGCTGAAGCCTCTTGAAGTTGAGTAAGCCCTTTTTCAATATCTGCTGGATTAAATTCAACAATATCCTTCGCAAACTCCCGATCTATTGTCTCTTGTCCGACTGAAAGGTTTTCGCTTGGATTTTGATTTCTTTCGTTAAACTCTGTTTGCCTTCTATTTTCTTCTGCTTCCTTAATCTTATACTCTTGAAGTTGCAAGGTAGTCATTGGTTTCGGGGTGTTAGCTTGCTCCGCCTTCTGCAAATTCATAAAGTAATTACCAGCAAGCACAGGATCAACTCCCGCCTTTATTGCTTCACTTGCAAATTCAGAGGAGTCAAGCTCCCCGCCTAATTTACCAACTTTTGGAGCGGTATCTCTTTGATATTCTAAAAATCGATTCCTTGCACCTTGGTCTCCGCCTAGAGCGATTAGACCAGGCTGTGCTTGGTTGAAATCTTCTAAGACTTCGGGGTCCATTTCCGTGCCGGACATGATAAATTTTGATAATCCGATTTGTTTTTGCTTCGCCTCCTCCTCCTCTTTTAAAATACGATTTCGTTCGTTTAACTTATCTTGCTGGAATGCCGAGGCTTGCGCCCTTGCGGCTCCAGCACTGGCCGCCGCTGATGCGATTCTTTCTCGATCAATTGCTAATTTTTCAAGAGCCATTTTGGTTTGAGCCACTTCAGGGTTTTTAGCCATTGAATTTATTAATCCATCGGGGGCATCGGGAAATAGAGATCGAAGGCCTTCCTTCGTTGATTCTAATTTCTTCTTCTTTTCCTGTCCTTGAAAATAACCCTGTGCCGCTGTATTTAAAGCATCGCCGAATGCCTGGTTCGCTTTCGCCTGTGCCTGTCCCGCTAAAAGAATGGGCGAGGAATCTGTCCTCATCAAACCCGCCTGAACTGTATCGCCTATTGCCATGATTTTATCCCCTAAAAGATCTTGGTTGAGCCAGTTGTGCTTGAGCCTTTATTGTCGAAGAACCCAAAGTACCGAGGGCACCAAACAACCCACTTGCCGCCCCACTGGCCGCCTGTTCACGGGCCGCATAAGTATTGGCATTGTAATTTGCTCGGTTCGCATATTCTTGCATCCCGATATTTACTCCGGCATCGGGGTTAATCCTAGTTGACTGTTCTTGTGGAATGCCAAAAAGGGCGGATCTTTCGTTAAATCCTTGGGCGTTATAATTCTGCCCGCCTCGAAGCATCGCAAGTGGATCGACTGAGGTTGCTTGGTTTAAATTAGAAGCATAAGTCCCTAAACCCTGTGCTTGTCTACGATTTTCACCTATCATCTTCCGTAAATAATCTTCCCGACTCATCGCCTCAGCGGCAATGGCCGCATTATCCATTCCCCTACCCCGTGAGACTAATCCTTCACGGGCGGACTGAGTGGCCCGCCGTCTCATCTCAGGGGATAGGTCAGTCATTTGTGCCTCATTGAAAGCCTGATCGGCTAACTCGTTTGCCTGTTGAACCCGAGCTTGCATGAGTGGATCAGATGAGCGTTTAGCATCTGTTAAATCTGAACCGTATTGGTTCATGAAATTTATATCTGATCCAGCCTGTCTTCCGGCAATTCTATTCCCGAAATCCTGTGATCTAACAGTATTTGCTTCGGCTAAACTGGCCATCGGATCGGCGGCTCGCTGGGCAAGTCCTATCTGTAAATCCTGATATTGTGGATCATATTGTTGGCGGACTGATAAGAGTTGGCCTTGTAGGCCAGGATCGGCCATTGCTCCGACATAATCTTTTGCCGATTCTCCGACATTAAATTCGGGCAAGGGAGGGGGTGCTTTTCCGCCTCCAAAAAGTTTATTTAAAAAGAAGGAAGGAACGCCCGAAGAGTTAACCGGTTCACCGGCTCCGCCTAATTGTTTTAAAACATCTGCCTCATCACGATTAATATATGCGAGTGCTTCGCCTTCCGGAGCTTGCTCATTTAATATCCTAGCGGCTTCAGCTAGTGGATCTATTTGTGGATTTTCCATATTAAGTCTTAATTATGTAATTTAAAATAATGGTTGGCTGGACATTGTTGTGTGCATTACCTCCGCCTGTCGAAATTGCGCCGCCGGAGTAAGTCCCTATAGTTGGACTTCCTAAATCAGTCCCTTTCGGAGCGTTACCCGCAACACCTGTTTGATTATTGTTTCCCGTAGCTGTGCTTATACCGTGAGTGTGGGCGGGCATTTGTGCGATAGTTAGGGTTTCCTCTTCGTCACCTCCCGTGGCGGCCAATGCGCGCCCATTAAGATTTGCCGCTGAGGATGTTGTCAACCTATCAGCAAATCCGCCTGAATTTGAATCTAAACCCGCAATGACTCGGCCTCGAAGGTCAGGGATATTAAAAGAAGTACCTGACCCGCCGTAATTATATTGTAAGACTGCAAACAAGCTCGCTTCCGTAGTTGTATTTTTGGCAGAACCATCGCAGATTAAAAAGCCCGTAGGTGCAGATGAACCCGCATAAGGCATAATTGAGCCTGTCGGCATTATAGCACCAATTGCACTTGCCGCCAGTTTGGTTAAGTCTACTGCTCCGTTCTGTATCCTATCCGTAATCACGGAATCCGTGGCCAACTGAGTCGCTGTGATTCCGGCATCCTTTACTTTCAGTTTTCCATCTCCGCCCGAAACTCCATAAGTCGAATTATTGGCGATTATGGTAGATCCGTCTGCGGGGTCAGAAAAAGTTGCCTGGGCGACAATATCATTGAGTTTACCCGATGTTACTTGTTCGTTAGTCGTAAAAGTTTGCGATGTGCTTATAACTGCCATAATTTTATTTTATTGAAGTTGTTGACCGGTCCGTAATTCGAGCTTCTACTTTGACGGCTCGGACAAATGGTCTGCCGGTTGTGGGCTTAAAATCTCCCTGAATCCCAAACCCTCTTTTTCGGATTCCTAGTCGGATGGATGAATCTTCACTCGCCGCTAAAGTTGAGCCTAGTGAATCACTTACTACTGTTGTGGGTGAAACCGCATCGGGATC